CATGCCTTTTCTCATCTCTGAGCCCATATATTCACAATAATCTTCCCAATTATCAATTTTAAAGTACCAGTCAACTTCCACATCTAAGGCACCTTTGAAAGACAAAGAACTAAACACTTGTTCTAAGGGAAAATGTCTGGCTGACCACCTCTCTTCAATTGGAAGCATTTTGTCTGTCATACCTTCTCCAGGCACGTGGATGCCGGTTCCTTTTTTTCTCAACTTTCTCCTGCAATTTTTAAAATCTTCGGCATCAAATGTAAATCCTAGATATTCTCCATCTTTTATTGTCGTATTCAAAAAAGACAAAACAAATTGTCTATCACTTGATATTTGTTTTCTGTATGTTCTCAATATTTCTGGAGGATATACACCATATGGAAATGCTGTATAATATCTATTCGGAATAACATAAGTACTTATCTTTTTGCTGATGCTGTAGGCAACCAATGCTCCATATAACACGCTCCATCCCAAGCAATCTCTTTTATCGCGATCCTTCGGATGAATTGGTACATAATAAATTGGAATTTGTTTTCTTGTTTCTGACGGACGAGGGTCCATGTTTCTTCCAAGCCAAACCGGATCTTCAATCATCTCGCCAATTCGGTGACGAATAAGAGGTTGCATATCGTCATGACAAACAATCCAAATTGTTTCGCAGCCGGCATATGCGCACTCAAGGACGGCGCGCTCAACTGCGAGATAATCAGGAGCAATTGCTGCGCAAGAATCGTGCCAAGGAAAATTAAAGTCTAGCTTTTGACCGGCAACAGGAATAATTCCTGCCAGATGAAAAGCAGCTTGTATATTCAACCCCTCTTCTATCATCTCAAGTTTTCATTAATTTTATATAAATAATTCTTTCCTGGTTCACAGTTCTGATAAATAGTTCTTTCATCTCTATTGTCAAATACAAACGAATTTTCGCTTTCATGCAGCATCTTTTCGTTTACACAAATTTCCCTGGAAGAAGGTTCTATCTTCACTGAATGATAGGCATGTTTATTTGGATCATCGTGACGTCTTCCGTTTCTAGGACCTTTTATTCCAGCCTCTTTCATTAAGTTCAATACTTTAAATTTAACATATGTGTCTGAATATTCAAAATCATCTAACTGCTTTTTTGTTAAATAAGAAACTGCAACAAGATCTTTTCTGTCGTCGTTTTCGCCCGAACCCATTCTATATGAAGGATAAAAATAGACTTCCTTAACAAAATCATCATCTGTTTCAAGATAGTCGTGTTCATGTTTCATCCCTGAGCGGACGTGGACCCAATCAACAACTTTGTATTTTTCGGAATTCTTAAATGAGTCAAAACCTGCTATATTTTCTGTGTCAAATATTCTCAGATTATTAAACTTAAATCTTATTACTCTCGAATCATGTGTCGTCACCTTAATCAAGTTGTCGTCTTCTATCCTTATTGAAAAAGCCTTATCCGCTGTCGAAGTCAAACCTGCCACAGACAAATAAAAAACTAATTTTTCCCAAACTTCAAGTTTAGAAGCTCCCACCTTCCTGATTCCGTTCGGTGTTGAAAGCTCATATTCCACACTATCAACCATATATTTTTCCAGAGAAGAACCCTTTTCAAAAAATTCAAAAAAATAAGGTTTTTTTCTACTGTTGAGTAGTAATGGTTTTTCATTCAAATAAGAATAGCTTACTGCTTCCAGACTATTCCCAACAACCATCTCATCAACTTCATATATATGATGACTTAAATCATTCACGATACATGCAGCCAGGAATCATCTCTAGCTCAATATCTCGGTACATCTTTAATACTCGCCGGGTGTATCTCGTGTGCCCTCTTTTATCTAAAATTTTGCTCCGACGACAACGGTACCCTGCATTATACCCACACAGTCCTAATCTCACATTGCCCCTGTTATGTTTATTAATCCAATAACTTAATATTTGAGCACCCTTTCTAATTGCCAAATTAGGATTATTTTTAAGCTGGCTGCAACTCACATATCCAAATTTCCTTGACCACTTTGGAATGATTTGAGTTAGTCCACAAGCGCCAGCTTTGCTTTCCACTTTGGGATTCCATCTACTCTCGGTATAAATCATCGCAGTCAAAAGGATTGGATCTATATCATATTTTTCAGAGTATTCCACAACAGCGTCCATATGCTTGCACGCAAAATCAGCGTTCGGCATATGAATAGAAAAAATAGCAATACAAATCAACTCAGCTAAGGTCGGCATCATTTGTTGTATATCACTCCACATATATGATTTTCCAAAACAATTGAAAAATGTTGATCACCCACATTAATATCTTGAACTAAATGCGTGGGGACAACAACTTTCTCACCTTTTCTGGCTATTACAGAACAGTCCGGACTAGTACAAAGAACACGCAGTAATACATACTCTTCAATTTGTTTGTATCCTTCTGGTAGTAAGACATTTGACTGTTCTTCGTTTTTTTCTATTTTTTCGACTAAGATGTGTCTATTTCTTGGTTCGAATTTCATGCTACTTTTCCTAAAATGTTTTTATAAGTTTCATACTCTTCCGGATTAAAAAAATGCCAGTACCTTCTTTCGCACCTTTTACAGAAAAATTCAACTCCCACAGATCCGTCAATTGATTTACGAATCTGGCCTCCTGCAAGCCAAGAATGCTTTCGCAACTTTGTCCTTGATCCATCACAATTTTCCGTCGCTTCCTTGTCGGGCAGTAAATAATTAAGTTTCATTTTTTCTCCTTTGTTTATTATAATACTTTTTGAAACAAATGTCAACCACATTTTGCATAACCACATTTAGTGCAGGTTACACACCCATCTTGATAAGTCAAGCCCTCTTGTTCACAAGCTTCACAAACTTTATCACTCTCCACTCTCTCTCCATTTTGAATATAATTTTTAAGAATTCTCGCAATACATTTTGAAAAACTAAACATATCACTGTCGCGATCTTTGTGAAGTTGTTCAACAAGAAAACTTGGTTTTGCACCGTGTCGTAAAGCAAGAGAAATCATTCTTGTAAATGCTGAATTTGTTGGATTGTCAAAAACGGTCACGACATCTTTAATAAAAATAGTATCATCACCCTCACCAATTTGAAGATCATATCTGTTATTTCTAGTTTTAAAAGTGTGCTTTGTCAATATTCCATGAACGTGTTTTTTTGGGATCTCAATTAAATTTGAAAGACCTCCTAATACTTCATATGGCTTATTATCATATAAACCAATAAGAATTGTCCACTTTTCGCCTTGAATAGTGGTGTGGTGAATATCGCAAGAAAGCTCTTTTGGTCGACGGGGAGCGCCGTTTTGCGGAAATGATTCATTTGCATTTTCTGTCACCAAAACTCCGCTTCTACTTCCATCAACGTAAACTGTAATTCCTTTAAGGCCCTTTTTCCACCCTTCAAAATACAGGTCTCCTACAACACTCGGATCGGTGCCTTTTGGTAAGTTGATTGTTGAACTAATTGAGTGATCGATGCTTTTTTGAATAACAGCTTGAATTTCTACTCTTTTTGGCCAATCTATTTGATCGCTTTCAACAAAAATATCTGGAATTTCTTTTGTTTTAAATAAATCAAGATATTCTTGTAAATTGTGGTGAAATACGTCATATTCTAACCATTTGTCTCCAAGTTCGTCAACATAGTCTGGCTCAACGTCTTTTTCATTATGAGAAAGCTTTCTTCTGCGTTTGTAAGAGTTTCTGAAAACAGGCTCCAAACCAGAGCTAGTCTGAGACATGATGGAAACAGAACCAGTGGGAGCATTTGTCAAAATGGAAATGTTGCGTCTTCCAAATCTGGAAATTTGTTCCCGCAAAATTTTTGGCAGTTTCGAAATATAGGAATTTAACTTTTCTTTTTCCCAGTCAAACACTGGAAAAGCTCCGCGTTCTTTAGCTAGGTTAACACTTTCTGTGTAAGCTGCATCTCTTATGGTTTCATAAATTTTTTCTATTACTTTTATACCCTTATCAGAATCATAACGAAGATTTAAACACGCGAGGACATCTGCCAATCCGTGAGTTCCTAAGCCAGTTCTTCTGCCATTTTGACAAGCTTTTAAAAGATTTTTCCATAACGTTCTTTCGTCTTTTGTGTCGCAAATTTTAATAATCTTTTCAAGTTTTTCAATTTCAAGTTCGACAAGATCATCTGACAATCTCATTGCTTGAGTTGCAACTTTATAGAGTTCATTAAAATTAAACTTCGGATTCTTAAACGGATTGCTTACGAAATTTTTGAGATTGATCGAAATCAAACGACAACTATCATAAGCAGAAAGGGGTATTTCCCCACAAGGGTTCGTCGTGAGAGTTTTAAATCCGACGTCAGCATAACATTCTGCTGGAAGGTTATTAATAATATTGTCCCACATCATAAGACCGGGCTCAGCTGTCTTCGTTGCCGACTCTACAATCAAATCCCATAAATCTTCCGCTTGAATTTCTTTCGTAATCATGGGAGCATCCGAATTGACAGGAAACTGCAAAGTAAAGGATTCTTTATTTTCAACTGCTTTCATAAAGTCGTCACTTATTTTCACAGATACGTTTGCACCGGTAACCTTTGTCAGATCATGTTTCATAGCCACAAATTGTTCGATATCTGGATGTTTAACATCCATCGTAATCATTAGGGCGCCTCTTCGGCCATTCTGGCCAATCATACGACAAACGTAAGAATAGAAATCAGCAAAAGACCATGCACCGGTTGTAGTTCCAGCAGAATTGTTTACAGAAGCATCCTCGGGACGAAGTTCAGAAATGTCAAGACCAACACCGCAACGACGCTTAAACAAGTTAGCAAGGTATTTGCCTGAATCGACAATTGAGGAAATGTTGTCTTTCGGTGAATCTACAACGACACAATTGGACAGAGATACATTAACATAGTCATTCCCAATCCCCATCATCGGCGAGCCCTGCGGAACAACATGTTTAAAATTTTTCAGCAGTTCGTAAATCTTATCTTTCGAAAGGGCACTCTTGCCTCCAAATTTTTCTTCCATCCTTGCAAATTCTTCAGCCAGTCGATTGTGCATGTCGTTAGGAGTTTGTTCGACAAACTCGCCTTTCTTATTCTTTAAGGCATATTTTGTCATCCAAACATTTGTAGCTAATTGGTCATTATTAAAATATTCTAACGTAGCTTTTTTAACTTCTTCTTCACTGTACATCTTTGCTGCCTCTACCATTTTTAAATTCTTTATATTTTTCTTTCAAAAGTTCTGCCTGTTCTTTAGCAGTCTTTACGATAATATCGTTAACTGTTTCTCCTGTTGGCTCTAACACTTCAATCTTGACATTTGACGTGTCCATAAATAGAGGATACACCAATCCATCTGGGCCAAATCTATTTTTTGCAATAAACATTCTTGCTGTATTTGCATTCTTATCATCGATTGTTCTCGAGACAGAAAAGATAAAATCAGCAACGAAACATTTGTTAAATGCTTCAGAAATCGATTCCATTGTTATTACTTCAGCATTCAATCCAGACCTATTAGTTTGCGAGGCTGTCCAAACTGGACAATCATTTTTTTGAGCAATTGCTCTTAGCTCTTCATAAATAGATTCTAGTTCCATTCTTTTCTCTTTACGGATAACATTTGGTTTTAAAAGATCTCCGTAATCGACAATAATCATATCAACCCTAAAATCGCGTTGTCGTAATTTTTCAAGATGATTCTCCAAAGTTCTCGTGGAAGCAGATTTTGTTGGGTATTCTTTAACAATCAAGCCTCCTTCAAGGTCCTGAACATTTTCATAAATGTGTTCTTTGAAGACAAACAAGTCCTTAAGAAGAACTTCAGTTATGCAACTGTCATACCTTAATGCTATCATAGTATCGGATAATTCTAAAGTGTAATGGACAACATTTTTTCCATCTTTTATTGCTTGCGACCCAAGATGAACCAAAACCATTGATTTCCCGGCTCCAGTAGGAGCAATGACAACCCCAAGTTCTCCTTTGCCTAGGCCCCCTTTTGTTAATTCATCAACGTGTTTCCAACCTGTTGATACGGGGTTTCTCGCTTTAATCTCAAACCTCTGCTCAAAGTCTTTAAGATAATCATAACCAAAGTTATTGTCACAGCCAAGTTTAAGAGCCTCATTAATAGTGCTCGAAATCTCATCAAAAGAAGAGTTCTTAAGGAGCCCGACGCTTTTAAGCATAGCCTCCTTCAATACTTGCTTCTTGCAAAAATCGAGAGCAGTATCTTTGATATATTCCTCCCCCTCCACCTCCATATCAGACTTATAAATTCTCGAGAAATAATCTCTTACTTGTTTTTGTGTTGCGTCGTTCTCATCGTCTAGCTCAGAACGCATAAGTGTAAGCATGGTCCGGGTTGTTGGGTGAACTTTATATTTTTCTCTATAAGCCAGCACCTTCTGAACGAATACACGAAGATATTTTAATTCCAGAAATTGGATGTCAAGAACTTCTTCAATTTGATCGCAAAACATTCTGTCCTGCAGGATTAATTGGCACAACTTTTCTTGAAAGTCTTTGCCGTATTTTGAAAAATCTGCTCTCTCTTCTCTTGTCATAAATTACTCATTTTTTAGTACGCCCGCCTGGACTTGAACCAGGGACTTCCACCTTATAAGAGTGGCGTTCTAACCTGCTGAACTACGAGCGTAGAAAGCCCAGCCATAAATTCATGGCTGGGCACATCTACTAAGTTAGCATAAACTACCAACCTTTTTTAGGCAACTTTGTTGCAAACTTACCATTGATCATTGGAACCTCGTAATAAGTTTCCGGGTCCTCCTTAATGTGCCCAATCTTCTGGGGCGCAAGAAACACCTTGTCAACAAGCTTTACTGTACGCTTGAGGACCCAAGAAGAATTGACCTTGTTGATTTCTGTGACCGCCTTGTAGCGCTCATCATCAACATGGCACCCTTTCTTGCCCAAGGTGTTAGACACGAATACAACGATTGCGGTTTTAGTATTCTTGCCGTTAACCGTCTTCTTTTTAAGAGTGTTCCCAGAAATGTTTGGGTTCACATGTGATGTTTCACCTAATGGATAAACCACATATCCATTGGACTCATCTCCCGTCCCCTTGCCATTCCAGCCGATAGAATTTTTCGCCTTGAAATTTGTAACTAACGCGGGTTTTCTCCAGGACTTAAGCTTGTGGTTCTGGAAGCCAGAGGCAGCTTCTTGGCCGATCTTCTTAGCCTTTCCCACTTTGACATTAAACTCCTTTTGGATCCAACCATAGAGACTATCCATATAGCATTCAGGATCCTCACCATAGTTGTCTTTATGCAGCCCCTCGGGGATCGCTGAAGCCTCTTTGTTGCCGATGATCTGGCTAACCAAACGAACGATATCGTTTGTAGAGTTTGGCTTTGCAACCAAGTGCCGGTTACATGTCGACTGATACATCTTTCTCTCGATATCTGAAGAGAACGACTTCCTAACGCACTTGATCGTCTTCCAGATCGCGGCCTTTGGGTGCTCCTCTGATAGCTCAGACAAAGCTCCATGTCGATGATTTCCATCGACAGCCCGATGGGTTGGACCTCCAGGAACTGGATTAGCAATTTCCTCTACTGTAACAGGGACGACCTGGCCCATGTTACGGATCTGCTCCTTCAAGTCGTCTAAGTGAGAGTTCACAATTCCCGATTCGCGGATTTGATCCTCCTCCTCTACAATTTCCACACTACCCAAAGGTAGTTGGGTGATGGTGCCATCGGTGAGGATATCTGGATCCTTTTGGATGGCGTTATTATATTGAACCTCGTTCATAATAAATTTCCTTTTTCGCATACGCGAAGTTAAAGTTCGGCCTTACTAAATGAAGACCTGTTAATGTTCTTAAGCTTGAAAATGAAAGGCAAATATGTGTACCTACTCAACCTTTAATAATCACTATCTACAGTTTTACCGATCAACGGATCTGGTTTTTGATAGCTTGTTTTATCTCCAGCTGTTTTTTCAATATTCATTTTTTAAAAGAACATATAAGTACTATATCACAGCTATTTCATTCTGTCAAGTGTTTTTTTGAAATAGTTTTGATCCAGTTCGCAACCGATAAATTTTCTCCCCGTATTACGTGCAGCTAATGCTGTCGTACCGGATCCAAGAAAACAATCTAAAATAATGTCACCTTCATTTGAATGTTTCTTGATTAGATCTTCAAACAATAGCAGGCTTTTCTGTGTGGGGTGAAATCTATCCTTTCCGCCATAAATTGGGTACTCATAGATTCCTTTGTCGTATTTACTGTTAAATGTGGGCTTGCTCTTCTTGATTCCAAGCAGTGCAATCTCCCTACAATTAGTAAGATAGTTGACACTACTATTGACTGGTGGTGGATTAGTTTTGATCCATTCGAGAAATCTTATTTGTTTTAGTTTAGCATTTTCAAGTTGCTCTTTAAGATAAGAAATTTTCCAAAGATCGAAGAAGATTATACATGTGCCTCCGTCCTTGAGAACGCGGTGGAAGTGGTTAATAAACAATTCAAGCTTCTCCATCGTGAATTCAGAGTCCCACTTTCCGTAATCGGTTTTAACTGCATATTTCTTGCCATAAACGCTACCGTATTTAAGATAGTTATTTTTTAGTTCTTGTAGTTTTTTATCTCTTTTCGCTTCCGGGACGGACCCATTGTCAAACCAATCATTCCACTGCTCGTCGGTCTTGTGTTTGTTCCAATCGTCTTCTGTCATTATATTAGTTGAGTCAGAGCTATCTTGTTTAGCAACGTGATCAACCCATTTGTCCATGCCGCTTTTTCTGGATGTTATATAAGGAGGATCAGTGAGAATAAGATCTATAGAACTATCCGGAATGTCAGATAAAAGGTCTAGACCTTCTTTGTTAAACATTTGTATATTTTTCATATTAATCCTGTGAAAAACATATTCTTTTCATTGTTGCAAACATTTCTGACCAATCATATGCACCGATCCCATCTTCAATCATCAGTCCAATGCATTGAGTCTTATTCAGTTCTGGTGTCATCTCTTTGATCGCGTATTTGACCTTTTGACTTGCTTGCACTGAAACAAGAGGAGTGTACAGCTGCATCATCTTATAATTTCTTATTA